GTTATGTCAGACGCACCTATTTGGCCAACTAAAAACAGAGCAATGCCAGGCGTTGCTTATGTGGCAATGCGTTTTGAATGGAAAGAAATTAAAACACAAGAAGATGCTGATTCAAATCCATTTAGAGGCGGTGTGCCTAAAGTGCAATTTGATATCTGTGGTAAACAAGTTTACAATGTAAGAGGTATGCCTAGTGTAGGACCTTTAGACTTACCTGCTGATTATGATAGTCTACCTAAAAACTATAACACAAATCCAGCAAACTGTTTATTGGATTACCTAATGAATCCACGCTATGGTGCTGGTATTGCCAAAGAACAAATTAACGCATACAGTTTTTATATTGCGGCAGTAAAATATGATCAAACAGTAACATACAATAACAAGTATGTTGGTAAGGCACTTTCTACCAATGCTGTTATTGATACCAATCAAAAGATTTTAGACAATGCCAAAATATTAGTAGGTGGTGCTAGAGGTATTATGCCATATGTGCAAGGCAGATACAAATTAAAAGTAGAAGATGGTGGCAATGATACAGACATTTCATCAACAACAATCAATGTTGCATATGATGTTGATAAAAATGTAATCATTGGCGGTATTAGTTTACAAGGTGAAAGAAAAAGAACCAAACTAAACCAAGCGGTAGTAAACTATATTGATCCAGACCTAGACTTTACAAATCAACAGGTATTTTACGAAGAATCAGGTGACCAAGCACTTGATAATGATGAAAAACTATCAAAAGAGTTTACATTTCACACAATTACAAACAAAGCAATGGCATGGGAAAATGCTAGAATGCTTTATAAGAAATCAAGACTACAAAGATCAATTTCATTTAGAGCAACACAAGAATTACACGCTGTAGAAGTTGGTGATATCATTCGTGTAACTGATACAGTATTAGGTTTAAGCCTAGACACATTTAGAATTGTTAGCATGGATCTAAATGCAGATTTAACAGTGAATATCAATGCTGTTGAACATGACGCAACATTTTATCCAGCAACAGGAGGCGTTGGACAACTAGAAGTTCCGCCACCAGTTTACAATCCAGATGAATTAGAAGTGCGTCCTAGACAAAGAGATATAAATGATCCACCACTAGGCATTGTTCCTCCTAATGGTGATCCAGATAGTTCAGGTGAAGCAGAAGAAACAAATCCGTTACCACCAAGAAGCGAACAACCATTAACAAGGGTAATCAGTTTCCAAAGTTATCCAAATGTTTCGCCTATCAATACAGCAATTACAACCAAAGATGGTCTAGGTGTAGAAGGTTATCATCATCAACAGTTGGGCAATTTCCATTTATATCCAGATGCAACCAAAGGATTATTATATCACAATCCATTAGCATTAAGCACAGGTCTTGTGTCTTCAACTGCACAGACAGGAACAGTAAATGGCCTAACATACACACTGAACAAGCCTATTCAAAATGACTATATTGCATTTAGAAACAGTCAACAATTAGCAGGTGGGTTTACCAAAGATGCCTTTGTGGTATTGTTCTTAAACTTGCCAACAAATACTTCTTATAATAGTGTATTGTTAAGAAGATTTATTAACCAAGAAGTAGTAGATGTAAATGATTATGCCATTGAAGGTGCTATACAGCCTATAGCAATATCAAATGCAAATCCTAAGAGCAGTGATACAAGACAAGTGAATTACATACAATTCAATTGGGGCAAACAATTACAAGGTGTAAAAGAATATCATCTAGATGGCTCTGTATTAGGCAGTTATACATACTATAACCCTTTACTAGGACAAAATATTACAGGCACAAACATAGAAGCATACATTAACTACCTAATTCAAAACCCATTAGGAAATATAGCAGGTATAACACCACAAGGTGCATCACCGGCGGGGGGTGACTCTAAAGTTAAAGAGCACGACCTAGGAGCATAACATGGCAGGAAACGGATATTTTGCAAACGGACAATATCAACCCAAGAGCATAGAAACTTGGGATGATTATACCGGTGCAACTGATTGGGATTCAGTTACCACATGGGCAGGAACACCTAGCCTACCACTTACATTTACAACAGGTGTTGTAGACTTTGGTAGAAAAGACAAGGTTATACCTTTAACTGATGTAAGAAAAACAGGACTAATGACAACTACCATTTATTATGGTGATAGTGTGGATAGCACTGGTATTGAAGGTGCAATTGATAGTCCATCAAGCCTAGTGGTAAATGTTGGCGATACTGTTGGTGCCATTAACGCAAGATATTTTCAATTTAGTTTTAGCCTAAATTATGATGATAGTGCAGGTGCTGGACCAGTGCCAACGCTATATGGCATAACAACAGATCTAAATGCTGAAAAAATAACAGCAAGTTTTGATTCAATTGATTCTAGCACATTGTCAGGATCAACAGGTGCAAGACAACTGTCAGTAGATCAACCTATTTCACCTACTGTGGTTACCGTTACACCACACGATACAAGTTCAGATCCATATATTGCAACTGGATATGTAACAGATGGTTATGTAGAAACAGGAACAGTAAGTAGACCAGTAATTTACTTAGACAAATCCACATCACCTATTACACTAAAAATATATGAACTAGATACATATGGTAAAAGCAAACTAATTGATTGCACATTTGACGCTATTGTAAGTGGCTTGCCAACAGCAACAGCGGACATTGAAGGCAACATAACAAGGGGATAACAGATGGCATGGCCTACAAGTAAACCAAACTCAACAGCATTTGATAGTGCCGATGATTCTATTTCAACTAGTCGTGCTGAACTAAAAACAATGAGTGATGCTGTCAACAACATTGTTGACTTTGTAGACACATCAGGTATTGTAAATGGTGATGTTCTTGTTTATGATTCAACATCAGGCACAATTAAACCAGGCACCAACTATCAACTATTAAACATTGTGGCAGGAACCAATGTTACAGTTACACAACCAGATTCAACGGGAAGTGTTACAATTAGTGCAACAGGTGGCTTAGCAGATATTATAGAAGATACAACTCCACAACTAGGTGGCAATTTGGATCTAAATGGTTTTTCAATAAGCAATGCCAAATTAACTGGTATTACAAAGATTGAACTTAATGATGATGTTAATGTAACCGGTAATTTAACAGGTTCAAGTGGCTCTAATAATTTTAATATTTCAAGCGAAGGGACTACTGGCGGAAGCACAACAATTTGGAATGATGCAAGCCAAGAAGGTTATATAAAAGTAGGCGAAGGCGATATTATTATTGCACCATCACAGGATAGTGCAACCAAGGGCACAGTAGATTTGCAAATTCCTACCAGTTCAAGTGCAAGTGCAGGAGCAAATACACTTCCTTCAAATCCGGTGGGATTTTTAGGAATTAAGATTAACGGCACGGATTATAAGGTGCCTTATTATAACACATAATGGCGTCTAAGACCGTGTATAAGCGTCATACAGCGGTATTTAGAAGCACTTATGTAACATATGAAGTAAATATAACTATAGACGCAATTAAGGAGCAAAACGATGGCTTGGGCAACAAGTTCAAATGTAATAACAACTAATTTAGACGCAGGAACTGATTCACCAGCGGCCGCAAGACCAGATCTAAAAGCCGCACTAGATGAACTAGTTATTGTGATTGATGGACGCGGTCAAGCATCAGGTGTCGCTCCTTTAAACGCATCAACCAAAATTGACGCAACCTATATTCCAGATGAATTAAACAGCACAGCGGCAACCAATTTAACATTGGATCCAGCAACTGGCAAAGTAGCACTGGAAGAAATCTTAAATTTAGCACCACAAACAGTTACACAACTAAACGCAAGAACAGATCAAGCAGAAGGTGATATTGCTTATTGTTCAAATGGAGATGCAGGATCAAAATGCATCGCAATTTATAACGGCACTGATTGGAAGGTAGTGAGCCTAGGCGCTACAATATCATAATATGGATAAGTTAGAAAAATTAGAAAAAAGAATGGACAGTATAGAATCCAAATTGGATACTATTGCTAATAATCATTTATGGCACATTGAACGAGACATGAAGATGTTGCGTGATTATATTGGTTGGGGCGTGGGGGCTCTGCTTATAGTGAATATCGTAGCGGTGTTATATGCCATATCTTAAGGTAAAACCAGACACTTACCATTTATTAAAAAAGCAGATGTTTCAATTTGACACTTGCCAATTCTGTGGCAGTGAAGATGGGCATAACTATCAGCGTCTTACAAGCACGATAGGCCCATACAAGGATATAAGTTGGAAAAGAACTTGTAAATCCTGTCGTAAAACCACAGCCGTTGTTTTGGAAGACTAAATGGTAATCTAAACGGTTGCTTTTTGCCACATTTTCGCCTATAATTTTACTTATTTGCTAAGTAAATGTATATAGGAGAACAAAATGCCAAAACCAGCACATCCAATGGCTCTAGCACGAACCAAATGGGCTAGACACAAAGCACAATCAAAATTCAGAAACATAGGATTTCACTTTACCTTCGACGAATGGTATGAATGGTGGCTCCAACACGGAGTTGACAAAAATCTACATCAAAACACATTTGATAAAAGCGACACAAATCGTTTGTGTATGTGTAGAATTGGTGATCAGGGTGATTATGAACCTAACAATGTGTATTGTGCAACAACGGTTAAGAATTGCCGCGATACCAAGCACCATGATATCAAAAAATCATATAAACCCATATATAAGTGGGGCGAAGAACTGGTAGATATAACAACCCTTAGAGATCTTATACAAGAACACAAGGGTGTTACACATTTTCAATCACATCATTACAAAATTGACGATTATGACAGTTGGAGACACAAAGAAGCAAGACGCTTGACCAATCGCCTAAGAGAAATCCACGGAACACTCAAAAAAAGAACACAGTATTACTGCAATAAAGACGGCAAATGGTATGACACCATGGTTGCGGTGTGCAAAGCACAGGGCGTATACAAGGATACCTATAAAAAACGGTTGGCACTAGGCCATGAAGGCTATGCCACACGAGTAGAACCAACCCTGGAAGATTACATCAAGAAACACACCATGTTTCCAGATCCCATCATACCACAAGACCGTTAGAATAAGTATTATAGAAGAAGGCACTTATGATTATACCAAACAAACAAGAAATTGAACAGGCAAAAACAGCAAATGGTGGATACACTCGCACTCAATTAGCAAAATGGGGTGTAGATTGGCCACCACCTAAAGGTTGGAAACAAAAACTTATCAAACAACACGAAGAATGGCAAACAGAAAAGGCACGCAAAAAAATTCAGGCATTACGATCAGCACATAAGGTTAGCGGGCCAGTTTGTAATTCCGCTGTGGAAAAACCTATAGAGATATAGGACACGAAACAAAATAAGA